CTTTTGATTGTATTTGTATTTGACCCCTTAGCCATTTCAATGGTTATTGCTTTAAATAAATTAACTAACAAAGAAAATGAAAATGGACACGAACTTTATTCTATCAACCATAGCGGTGATAATAACAATAGCAACGATGGGATTCCTATTAGCGACACCAATAATGAAGAGGTATTACAATCAAACTATTCAAACGGAGAACCAACTGAAACAAACGGAAAGTCGATTGAGTCAGAAGATAACCCAATTGAAGAACAAATTAAAAAAGAAAAAGAAGAAGTAGTATTTGTTCCAACGGATGAAGACGCATTAAAAAACTTATATAGAGAAACACCCGCAAGGTCAAAAATTCACAAATATAGAAAATAAATTTGGATAATTCAATTATTTTTCGTATATTTGTATCAATATAAATTATTAAATCTATGGATGAACTATATACAACAACTTTAGGCAATACCGTTAAAATTGCTTATGAAGAAACAAATAACGATGGAACTGATGTTGACAATCATCGTAAATATTATCGTGAGTTTGACTATGGTATTGACACCGAAAATAATATAATCTTTATTCAAGATGAAATCCAAAGTGGTCTTACCTTTGATATTGTATCCAAAGTAAGATTATTGAAAAAAATTAATGGTAATGTTGACACGGTAAATATTCTATTAAATTCTGGTGGTGGTGATGTTATTGAAACCCTTGCGTTTATTGATTATATGAAATCACAAAAAGACCAAATGAAATTTAACATTATTGTTCGTGGTATGGCTATGTCCGCTGCTGCTCTTCTTTTGGCTAATGGAACCGGAACTCGTGCTGCAAGTAAACACTCCAAGATTATGGTTCACCAATTGTCTACTATTGTAGTTGGTAAATTGAGTGATGTTAAATCAAACGCAAAGTTTAGTGAAGAGTTGGAAACTGAATGTAATCAGTTGATGGCTGAAAGCACTAAAATGGATAAAGACTATTGGCAGAACATTCAAAGTTCCGATTACTTTATGTCGGCTGAAAAAGCTTTGGAATTGGGAATTATTGATGTAATTATTTAAACTATGGTAAATTTTTTCACGGCGGAAGAGCTTGTAGAAAACTACGAAAAATTTCGTAAACTAATCAACCAAACCTTTACAGGCGAAAGGTTGGATGCTCTTAACAAGATGTATGACCATTTTGAAGAGCGTATGATTTATACCCCAGCCTCATCGGTTGAACATTTTCATAATGCTTTTCCAGGAGGATATGTAGACCACGTTCTTCGTGTGACTCGTAATGCTTTGAAGGTATATGATTTGTATACTGAATTGGGTATGGGTATGAATGATTACAGCCGTGAAAATCTAATCTTTACAGCCTTACACCACGACTTGGGTAAGTTGGGAACTCCATCGGAAGACCTATACATTAAGAACGATTCAGAGTGGCATGTAAAAAACCAAGGTAAAATTTACAAATACAATCCTAATATTCATTGGATGTCTTTAAATGATAGAACCTTTTATAATCTAAATTACTTTGGTATTAGATGCACCGAAGAAGAGTGGATTGGTATTAAACTTACGGATGGGTTGTATGATGAAAACAACAAAGAGTATTTTATCAAGTTTGATAAAGACCAAGCAATCAAAACATCAATACCATTTATAATGCATACTGCTGACTTGTTTGCCGCACGATTTGAAAACGAAAGATGGATTAAAGAAATGCAACCACAAAAATCAACTCGTAATATAACTAATGGTAGACCCAAAAAGTCGGACCTTGGAAACGCATTTACAAATGGTGGGTTTGGAACTGTGAATGTATTTGACGCTTTTAAAGATGTAATTGAGGATTAATATGATTTGGATTATTTTAATTTTATTATTAGTTTCATCAGCACTTGGATATGCTGTTTGGAACTTGTTAAAAAAGTATGAAGCTCTTGAAGCTGAATTTGAGGACTTGGGTAGTAATTACGAACAAGCTGAAGTTTTACTTTCGGAAATGGCTGGTCATATTGATAGTGCTATTTCTCGTATGAAAGACATTGATAAACTTGGTTCATTTGAAGCCAATGATGAAACGGGTTATGTGTTCAAAGAACTTTATGAAATTGTAGAACAATTGGAAGTATATTATAATGGCGAGAAAAGCAAAGAGTAAAAGATACTTCACCCAAATTACGGAGATGGCTATTAACGCCTACAACCGAATTGATGACCAACGATTAAAAAATAAAATCTACAATAGATTTATTCACTATCCGTTTGATAAACTTGTAGAGAATGTAATTCACACTTATAAGACATATTATTTTAATATTCCGTATGAAGATGTAAAGATGAATGTGGTTGCGTTTCTAAATGAAAAGATTCACAAGTTTAACGGAGACAATGGTAGAGCGTTCTCTTACTTTACGGTAATTGCAAGAAACTATCTATTTAACGAGAACAATCAGAACTACGCACGAATGAAGGCTCATACTGATGTTGATTCTATTGATAATGAGCGTGATGTGGTAAATGAAACTTATATTGCACAAAACTTGGAGTTTCAATCTGACTTTATGGATTTCTTTGGAGATTATATGGATTTTCATATGAAGCGTTTATTTCCAAAAGAAAGAGACCAAAAAATTGCAGACTCTTTGAATGAGTTATTTAAACACCGAGATAATCTTTATTCCTACAACAAAAAGGCATTATACATACTTATTAGAGAAAGAACAGGAGTATCAACCCAATATATCACAAAGATTGTTGGTAAATACAAAGTTATTTACACGGAATTATATTCTGACTACAGTAAGGGAACCATAAAAAACTTAAACCATCGTATAGAGGAATTCAATGCATAAAGATGATGAAATCTTTAAGGGTAAAACTTTTTCGGATTTGATGTCTGACATCTATAATAATTCAAAAAAGAAAGACCGACAAATTAAATTGCTAATCGCCCAACTTGAACCTATGGTAAAGAGTGTGGGCGATGCTGCTGCGGTAGTTCCCCTAATCAAAGAGTATTTAGATGTATCCGTTAAAAATGATGATGCCCTAATTAAACTTGCAGCAATTGTTCAACGAATGTTAAAAAATGAATCTGATGGTGAGGGTGGTTTATTACTTTCAGAGGATGAAAAAAAACAACTTATACAAGCTATGGAAGAAGTTGAAAAAGACCTTCCAAAAGATGATGAGGGAGATTTGTGATATTTGGTACGGTAGAAAATATAGTATTGGATGATAAAGACTCTGAAAAGTTATATAAAATTTATGTAGCAACTACCACGGGTCTTACAGGTAATACCATTGAAGCATATCCACTTGATATGACTTCTAAAAAGATTCCTGTTATTGGTGAACAAGTAGTGGTGGTGTTGGGTTCTAATGCTGATGCAAATTCACAAAAAAGGTCATCAACGAGAAATTATTATATTTCAACGGTTGGTATTCAGTCAAACATAAATCATAACGCATTACCAAAACTTAATAGTAAATCATCCGTAGGGCTTGGTAATATAGATGGTGCTTTTGCTGGTGTTTCAGCCCAATCATCAGTTGATTCTCCACATGATTTTGGAAACGGATTTGTTGAACTAAAAAACCTATCTCAATTACAACCATATCTTGGTGATGTTATTTTTGAAGGTAGATTTGGTCAATCAATTCGTTTTGGATACACTCCACGAAATACAAAAAGAACTAATAGTTTGGTAAGTGGTGCTACGATAGAACCAAGTTGGACATCACCACGACCCGAGGCCCCAATCACAATTATTAGAAATGGTGTTGGGTTTTCTCGTGGATATAACAAGTTTATAGTTGAAGATATAAATCGTGATGATTCATCATTATATCTTACATCACAACAAAAGCTTCAAATTAAAACAAGACCATTTTCAATTGGAGTAGTTCCAAGTGGAATTTATCAAAACCCACAAGCGGTATTAAACTCTGACCGAGTTTTAATTAACTCAAAAAAAGATAGCGTTCTTATTAGTGGTGAAAAAGGAGTTTATGTTTCTACTCCAAGTTGGAAAGCTGATATGGATAAAATGTTTACTCAACTTGCAAATTTAGAAGCACAGGTCACCGCTTTAAATAATGCTTTACTAACCCTTGCAGCTGCTTTAACAGCACCGCCGTTGACGCCGATTGGGACTGCATTGACAAGTCAACTAACGCCAATAACAGGTAAATTACTTAAAATAAAAACCGAACTACAATTGATGAAAAACTGATATTTATTACTATGGATACAAATAAACTATTTAAAGCAATTCAAATCATTGTCCAAGAGGAAGTGAAGAAGGAAGTGGCTAAGCGTGAAAAAGCCATCCGTGAATCTATTTTAAAAGAAATTAAATCAAAACCAATTCAAAAACAAATTCCAAAGGTTGAAGCTGACCCATTAGAGGTAAGTCACATTTTTGAATCTCAAACACCAAAGAAAAAATCTGGTCCAAAGTTTGAGGGTAAGTTTGCATCTCTACTTAATGAAACCGCTGATGGTGGTGATTGGAGAAGTATTAACTCTACCGGTGGTGCTTTTAATTCAAATCAAGCAATGGCTTGGGGTGTTATGAACCAAACCCCGGATGTTTTACAAACCGCGGAGGGTAGAGCTATTCCGATTGAACAATTACAACAAACTGAAGCCGGTCAAGCGGTGGTAAACGCATTAACACGAGATTACTCCGGATTAATGAAGGCGATTAACGCCAAGAAAGGTAAGTAATGGCTGTTCGTAAGGAATGGAAAATAAATCCAATTGATTTAAAAAAGAATGTTGCCGTTGGTGTTAAATTACCATTCGGTGGAGCAGGCGTTTTCCAATTATCTTACACAACCGAAGAACAAGCCATTTCTAATCTAAAAAATTTAGTCCTAACTCGTAAAGGTGAACGACCTTTCCAACCTCTATTTGGAACGGATGTATACTCACTTTTATTTGAGCAAATAGGTGGTTTTATTGAAGACAATTTAAAAGCGTCCATATCCGAGGATATTGGTTTCTGGTTGCCGTATATTTTATTAAGTGATGTTATTGTAGACGCTCAGCCGGATTCCAATAGAGTTAATATATCACTTAATTTTAGAGTAACTGAAAGTGGCGCAAATCAAACTATAATTATCTATGTAGACCAACAAGGTGGTCTAACTATTGCTTAAGGAATATAAATGACTGATAAGGTAAATAAAGAAGTAAGTTTAATTGGTAGAGATTTTGGAGATTTCCGTAAGAATCTTATTGACTTTGCTAAAAACTACTTTCCCGAAACTTACAATGACTTTAATGAGTCATCTCCTGGAATGATGTTTATTGAAATGGCATCATATGTGGGTGATGTTCTTTCTTACTATACTGATGTTCAGTTAAGAGAATCAATTCTTGAACAAGCACAAGAAAAGGGTAATGTATTCCTTATTTCTCAAGCTATGGGATACAAACCAAAGTTGAATGTTCCTGCGACCACAATTTTAACAATCTATCAAATCATTCCCTCAAAAGGTAGTGGTGATAATGTTACTCCTGATTTTGATTACGCTTTGAAAGTCAAAGAAGGTATGAAAGTCAATTCGGCTACCAATAACGAAATTCAGTTTTCTACAACTCAAAAAGTAGATTTTGCATTTTCATCATCGTTTGACCCAACGGAAGTTACGGTTTATCAAACAAATGATACTACAACTGAACCAACATATTACTTGTTAAAAAAGTATGTTAAAGCCGTTAGTGGTCAAGAAGCAACACAAGAATTTGTTTTTGATTCTCCAAGGATTTACGACAAGATTCGTATTGATGAAGAAAACTTAATTGATGTTGTAAAGATTGTAGATGATAATGGTGATACTTGGTCCAAGGTTCCATATCTGGCTCAAGATACTATTTTTGAACAAGTTCCAAATACATCCGCATACTCTTTAAACTATAACTTGTATGCTGGCGAAACTCCATATCTTTTAAGATTAAAAAGAGTTCCAAAAAGATATATTACCCGAATTGAAGAGGACAACTCAATTACAATTCAGTTTGGTGCTGGTATATCATCAAATGCTGATGAAGAAATCTTACCAAATCCAGATAATGTAGGTTCTGCGCTTTATCCTGCAAGTGGTGACCTTGACCAAGGTATTGACCCATCAAACTTTATGTATTCAAAAACATATGGTGTGGCTCCATCCAATTCAACTTTAACCGTAACATATCGCACTGGTAATGGTGTATTAGATAATGTTCCATCAAGAGACTTAACTGAAATTGATACAGTCATATTTGAAAACCAAAATCAATCAGCGTTAAACGAAGATAAATTTAGAGTAGTTCAAAATTCAGTTGCAGTGACTAACGAAGCTGCTGCTGGTGGTGCTAAATTTGAAGAAGACATTGAACAAGTTCGCCAAAACGCAATGGCTTACTTTGCAGCTCAAAATAGAGCGGTCACCAAGGAAGATTATGTTTTAAGAGCATACGCTTTACCACCACAATTTGGTTCAGTAGCAAAAGCGTTTCTTGCACCTGATTGGCAAGTTCAAACTTTACTTGATGATGGTCCAAACCCAATTGCAAATCCATTAGCATTAAACCTTTATGTTTTGGGTTATGATAATGAAAAAAAATTAAAGAGTTTAAATGCAGCTACCAAGGAAAACTTAAAGAACTACTTGTCATACTATCGTATGTTGACTGATGCTGTAAATATTAAAAACGCATATGTTGTAAATATTGGTATTGATTTTGAAGTGATTGTTCTTCCAAATTATAATTCTAATGAAGTTCTTTTAAGATGTATTAACGCACTAAAAGATTACTTTAATATTGATAAAAGACAAATCAACCAACCAATTATGTTATCAGAACTCTATATTCTATTGGATAGAATTGATGGAGTTCAGACTGTTGTAAGACCTGATAGAGATGGTGTGGGTGGCTTACAGGTTGTAAACAAGTGGGGTGGTGTATACTCCGAAAACAAATACGACATTGTAAACGCAACAAAACAAGGAGTTGTATATCCACCAAAAGACCCATCAATTTTTGAAATTAAATACCCTGACCTTGATATCAAAGGTAAGGTAGTCCCAATGACATATTAAGAGGTAGAAAATGATTTATAGAATTTATCCAAAAAAAGACGCCACAATTTATGAGGATACTGCTCGTAAAAACCAAAATACTGGCAAGGATGAGATTCTTGAGGTTGGTAAGTTTTACGACCCCACTAACCCATCTACCTTAATTGGTAATAGTAGAATCTTAATTGAGTTTGACCTTGATACTATTTCAAGTTTAATTTCAAGTAATGATATTAGTGGTAGCATTAAATACTACCTAAATCTGGAATCTACCGAAGAAGCTGAAATCGCATCAAATTACGATTTGTATGTTTATCCTGTAAAAGAACAATGGTTAGAAGGTATTGGTAAAGAGTC